GAAAGAAATCAAGGTAAAAGCATACAAGACATGGTAAAGCCTTCTTACTCTATGATAAGTGATAATTTATGGGTAGCTTTACAAGAATTTCATGATAATAGTGATAATTGGTGGTTTGGAGAAGGCGCACCAGAATATCAAGCTTTTTCAGAAGATCCTGAAAGAAGTGGTCAATTTAAATATTTAACTGTAATAGGTGAAGAAAAATTAGGCAGAATGTTAGAAACTGCAAAATATAATGAAAATAATGAAGATAGAAAGGATTATCATTAATGGGTTATACTAATTATTGGCAACAACCAGACTTTACAGATGATGAATGGACTAAAATAAAAGATGAATATAAATATGTTAAAGAAATGTGTGATGGATTTATAAGAGATGAATCTATTAACAATGATGAAATTATCTTTAATGGAGTTCCAGATCATGAGACTTTTGTATTATATAAATCTTTAAAAGAGATGAATAAAATATATAGCTGTAAGGATGGTTTTAATGAAAACAACAGATTTAACTTTTGTAAAACTGCAAGAAAACCTTATGACATAGCTGTATGGCATATGCTTTATTTTGCTAACACAATATCTAATGGTAAACTTGATATAGGAAGGGATTGGTAATGGCTGCACAACAATATAGTATATTATCAGTAGGTAGATATGCTAAAGATGCTTATGAAAATGCTGTAGAAAAATATATAATAAAAGAAGGTGATAATAATTATAATGGCACTATAAGTACATCTAATGGAGCTGTTATGGTGATAAACAATCTTAGATATGGTACTAAAAAATACTGGAAATGGGTAGATGAACAATGGGATCATTTAGAGAAGCGAGGACCTGCTATGTGTAAAGAAATAAGAGGTAAACACGCTGAAGAATACAAAAACAGCATGGGTTTAAAAGAAAAAAAAGCTTTAAGAGTTTTTCATTTTTTTGGTTGGGGAGCTTGTTAATTAACTTAAAAGAAAGGTAGTAGTATGGGATTTGATTTACATGGAATAAATGTTAAAGGCGAAAGAGGTGATTATTTTAGAGCAAATGTATGGGGGTGGAAACCTATATGGGATTTTGTATCTGTTGCAGCTAATGATATTCTTACAGAAGAAGATATAAAGAATGGAAACTATAATAATTTTCATGAAATAACTGAGAATAAAGCAGATGCTTTAGCTGAAAGAATAGATTTCTTTCTTAAAAATGGTAAGCTTCATGAATATGTAAAAACTAAAAATGAATATCTTGAAAGTCTTCCTTTAGAGAAATGTCATTTATGTAAAGGTACAGGTCGAAGAAAAAAGCCTCCAGCAGTTGGAGCAGGAGACTACATGGAATGTAATGCATGTAGAGGTGAAGGTGAAGTTAAACAATGGGAAACTCATTATCCTGTAGATGTAGATGATATATTAAGATTTTCTATATTTGCAGGCGAATCGGGTGGATTTCAAATAGGTTAGGAGGTAGTATGAGAGAAGTAGATATGTCTTATAATAAAATATCATCATTATTAGATGAAGCAGAAAAAGAGCTTGAAAGTGCAGAGCAATCAATATCTGATGCTGAAGGTGAAATAAATAATGCTAAAGAAATAATAATAGGTATTAAGGATAAAATTCACTTAAGACAAAAAGAATATGATGGTAAGTCTCAAAGATATAGCTTAGCTTTAACAAGTGTAAAACACTTAAGAAGAGAAGCTGAAAGAATAGAGGAAAATCTTTTAAAAGATTCCTAAGTAGTTGTAAATTATAGTGGTTAGCAGGTGGTGTAGCATTTAATATTCCTTTTCATTATTTCATGTAAGAGACGCTGCCTGCTCTCCATTATTTTAATCTATAAATAAAACAGGAGAAGTATGAGAAAAAATATTTTATACTTTGATTTAGAACATGGTAGCCAAACTATAGGTGGAGCTAAGGATATAAACGACTTGTTTGGATTTCCTGAACTTGAACCTTCAACTTTTGGTGAATTTCAAGATATAATCAAACAGCTTTATGCTCCTAAGAAAGTAGAGAGCAAAGTTAAGATTGGAGATCTTGAAGTAAAACAAACTACAAGAAAAGTAGTTCCTAAATCAAATACTAAAATAGATGGTATTGTCATAGACACTGTATCAGAGTTATCTAAGAAGTATCAAAGAAGCTTAATAAACCAAGAAGGCATGATGCAAATGAAAGATTGGGGAAAGCTTAAGAATACTATAGATAAACTTATGGATATGCTTACTACTCTACCGGGTATACTTATATGTAATTGTCATTCAAAAATACAACATATGGATGATGGTGGAAGTAAGTTAGTACCATATATAGATGGTAGTAGTAAAGAAGATATATCTAAATGGTTTGACTTTGTTTTCTATTGTAAGGCTAAGACAAATCTAAAAGGTGAAACAGAATATCTATGGCGAACAGCGCGAACAGAGAAGTATGATAATGCAAAAGATAGAACTCAGTTATTAGATGCTGAAATTCCACAAGACTATCAACTTGTGTTCGATGCTGTAGAAGAAAAAGGCTGGGATGGGGCAAAGATATTAATTATCGGAAGTCCGGGAGCTGGCAAAACATATAGTTTAAAATCAATAAATAAGGAAGCGTAATGGCTAAATTAACATTAAAGAAATCAACCGGACTTGGAGATTTATCTCAAGGATGGAAAACTGTAACAATTAATGGTGCTAAAAAAGGTAGATATGATAACAATGGCACTAAATATATTGACATCACTTTTGAAGAGTATGATGAGAAAATTAAACTAAGAGCTCACCAAAAGTTTATTAAAGCTACTAATGAAGAATTTTGTATTGGTAATATCTTTAGATATGCTGGTGCAGGTATTCAAGAAGCTCAAGATGGTGTTGCAGAAATTGATACTAAAACACCTTCGCACCTTATTGGTAAGAAGATTCAAGTATACTTCTTTAAGAATGCAAAAGGTTATACAGATATTTCAGATAATGTTTGTGTAGCAGAACCTATGAAGAATATCGCTGAAGAGTGGGATGAAGCAGGTATTAAAGAGCTTAAATCAGAACAAACATATAGAATTGAAAAATACATCAATGAGTATGTTAAACCTAAAGCTAATTCAGATAGTTGGGATGCACCAAGTTCAAATGATTCAGGACCACCTGAAGGTGATGATGATTGGGATTAATGTATAACTAACAACTTAAAGGGGAGGTTAATAGCTTCCCCTTTTTTATCTGGAGAATAAATGATAAGAGAATACGCACCGAGCCTATCTAATAGAGGCCATTTCTTAACTGAAAATGAAGTCTCTAAACAGAAAGGTGGAAGAGATAAGTTTATGTCTCTGTTCTGTTATGATGAATCTGTTAAAGAATATGTTGAAAAAAAAGGAAAGATAGCAGGATACAAAGGTATTATATATCTTTCTGGAGAGCATATAATAGATGTAGATGGTAATGAATTTGATGAAGCTAAAGATAAAGCTGAAAAAGTTCTTAAAATACTTAGAAATCTAAATGTTCCATGTAAAATATATTTTAGTGGTAGAGGTTTTCATATCTCTATACCACGAGAAAGTTTTAAGTGGAAACCACATGAAGACTTAAATAAATATGTTAAAGATGCACTCACAGCTAAAAATATATTCAAATATGCTGATCCTTCTGTAACTGATAAGACAAGACTTATTAGAATCAATAATACTATAAATTCTAAAGTAAGTTTATATAAAGTTGAACTTACAGAGCTTATAAAAGATACAGATTTTGAAGATTTAACTAAAGATGATATAACAAGTTATGCTTCAAGACCTAAAAGACCCTCACCTTATGGTTTCTTTCAAGAAGTTGAACCAGTCTTTGATGCTTTACCTCCTGAAAAGAAGAAGAAAAAAGCTAAAACTAAAGATGAAGTTAAACCAGCAGACTTAGGAAGACAACCAGATCCTGTAAACTATCCTTGTATATCAGATATGTTGAATTGGAGAGGTGAAGGTAAAAGACATATGATTGCTTTAAGATTAGCTTCTTGGTTTAGACTAAGGTATCCAGAGCATATAGTTAATATTATTATGGAGGATTGGAGACAGCAAGTCAATGAAGGAGCTAAGAAAAAAGTAACTCAAGATGAAATGTTAAGACTTATAGATGGCTCATATACTGGACATGATGGTAGTGGCTACAATTATGGTTGTAATGATTTCATTAGAGAGTCTTTTTGTAGTCAAACCTGTAGACTTTATGGAGCTAAAAAGAGTAGTGATGTAGTAGGATTTGGAGGGATGGAAGATAATGCATTAGAATTTTATTCAAGTGGATTAAAACCTTTAAATCTTGGTGATATGTATGAAGGAGAAGATTTCCCTATATATCCCGGTGAGTTAGTTGTTCTACAAGCTGAACCAAAAGCTATGAAAACTATGTTAATACATAATTGGATTTTAAATTTTCAAAGACAAACTTATTTCTTAGAAATGGAAATGAGTCCAAGACAAATGTATATGAGACATAGAATGATTAAAGAAGGAAAAAGTTATGAACAAGTAGAATCAGATTTAAAAAATGGTATTAGATCTGGCTATAATGATAACTGGCTTATGATAGACTATAAACCTTGTTTTCCTTTTGAGCTTGAGAAAAGACTAACTGCTATGTCAGAAAAACCTGAAATAATTATTGTAGATCATATAGGTTTGATGGAAAGCAATAACAAAGATATGAATAGTAAGATGGAAGAGATTATGGGAGCTTTAAAAGAAGTTGCTATAAGGAATAATATCATTGTGTTTGCTATTTCAGAGATGACTAAAGAATCTATGAATAAAAAATATGGTGTACCTGCTATTGCAGCTGCAAGAGGTAGTGCAAGAATAGCTTATACTGCTAATAAACTATTATCTATAGTGCCTAAGAAAAATTCTAAAGGATTAATAGAATATTTAAAGTTAGATACAGTAGCTAATAGAGAAAAAGAGGGTATAAGTATTTTCTTAGAACCTAAAAATTGTAAGTTAGAAAAAATGAATAAAGTAAACAGAGAAAGAATGATTATATCATGAATATATTTGAATTAACATCAGAAATTGCAACAGCTAATACAGATTTGTTTGCAACAGAAGAAGAGATAGAAAAAAAGCTTGAAGTCTTGTTTTATGAGTTAGGTAAAAAAGAAGATGGATTATGGACTTGGTTTAAAGCTACACAAGCAGATATAGATTTAGCAGATGAATATATATCTAAAATACAAAAGCTAAAAAAAGTAAGACAAAATTCACAAAAGTGGATGAAGAATACTATGATAGAAGTGTCAGAAAAAACAGGCAAGCTTCCAAAACATTCAGTTTTCAATCCGTTAAAAGTTATGGAATCTAAATCTGTAGATATTATAGATGAAAGTAAAGTTCCAGAGACTTATTGGATAGAAGTGATTACTAAGAAGCTAGACAAAAAACGAATGTTAGCTGATATGAAGCAAGGTAAAAAGATACCAGGTGCTAATATAGCTACAAATAA